ACGCTCTCTGATAGCGTTATTACGCGTAATAACGCGTTAACAGCTCCGCTTTCGAGTATTTCTCCATCTGACTGTTAAAATGGATTCTCGCCTTTATCTGGCTTTTCGTTCTCTTTCTTCCCATGCTTTCCTCAAAACCTCTGGAAATCCAACCAGATCCGGCGTCCATTTTGCCTTGGCCGGATTAGTCCGGAAGCCTTTGTCAGGCAGTGCTCCCTCTGCCTGTCTGGTCTTGGGATTTATCATTGTGGGAATCATGTTCTCCACAGTGATGCCATGACTTTTTATCCAGGATTCCGTCCTGGACACGACTATGCACCGACACCCGAAACCATTGGGCGGATACCAGATATCCCAAATTGGGTCGTCTGCAGCATACACACGTCCATCCATGACCCGGTGTTCTTCCCTGACCTCGTTATCTCCTGCCGTCTGGTACTGCCAGTATTTCCGTCGCTCCATCACATCCGGGTCCGTCATCTGCTGATAATGGCCAACATTGTAGGCGGTTTGGACGTTCTGTCGAAAGATCGTATCGGCATGATAGGGAAGTATCCCGTCATAGCCCTGATTCTCCAGAAAGCTGTTCATCTGTTCCCGGAAGTCCCGCTTGGTTGTTCCAGACTTCACCGCTTCCTGCAGTGCTTCCAGAAATGCATTCAATACCTCCAGCGACGTGTAACCCGATACCGAAAACGCCAAGGTCCGGTACCATTCCCGCAGCCGTTTAAAATCTGTGTAAGATACCACGGCCTTTTGCTGCAGATAGGCAAGGGCTTCCCGGAACACATCCGCGTCCTCATCCCGTAGGATTTCACTCTTGATCTCTTCATCCATCTTCCACCCGTCCTATCATGTTCGATACATACATCACTTTTTCCATCAGCTTCTGAAAGTTCTTCAGATCCATGGCTGCATACAGTTTTGATACTGTCTTTTCGTCCTGGAGTGCTTTCTGTAACGCTTCCAGGCTTTCACAGTTGTCAACCATTTTGAGAATCGGCTGAAACATCTGCTGGAACAGATCTGTGGAATAGCCGGTTGCCTTCGCTGTGAGCTGGTCCAAAATTCTTTGACCTTTTCCATCGGCACCACTTCCATCTTTCAGCTGCTTCATCTGGTACGGCATCGGCATGGCCGGTGCTTCCTTCACACCGCCAATCACCGCTTCATTCCCTTCCGGTGCCGGGATGTTGAACTTGCGATACAGGAAGCTCTTGGAGATTTCCAGGCCGCTGTCTGCCAGGGTCTTGTAAATATCCGCCATCTCCTTCAGGTCATCCGTGTCACTGGCACTGATTTTAAAATATGGCACGTGGGCAAATGGTCCAAAATTGTACAGCACCAGCGGGCGGATCACATCGCGGCGGATGGTCTCCATAAGGGATTTACAGTCTGCCTCTGTCAGATCCTGGCGCACATCGTTATGTACTTTTCCCTGCGCATAGGAGCCGCCAGAGTCAGAGGTTAAGGTCTGGCCAACGATGGCCTTGCTCATCTGCTCATCGCAGAACCGCGCCAGCTTCTCGTAGATGTCCACGCTGCTCTGCTTGTTGGATTCAATGAATTTGATATTGGTTCCATCCGGAATGATTCCGGCGGCATCGGAACCCATATCCACCAGGGCCTGCCTCAAAGCGTCTTTTTCTTCCTTTGTTGCCGTTGCACTGTAGGTGCCAAGCCGGAGCGGCATGCCGTAGACCTCGCAGAAGCTGACCCAGTCCTTGATATCGTAGTTCTTAAACAGATACATCCAGGCACATACCCGGAGAACTCCGGCTTTTGACGGATGTCCTGACCGCGCCTTGTACTTGTGGATGACAAATTTATTTTCCGGCAGTGGGATGCCGCCCGGGAACTCATCCGTGCGGATCCGAAGCTCATCATTCTCATCCCAGAAAAATTTCTTCTGATGGACATAGTCCATGGACTCGATCACGGTCTGGCCGTTGCGGGTACCCCATTCGATTTCCAAAAAACTGATGCCCTTGCCGATTGCGTCCAACAGGTCCATCATGTTGTCCGTAAAACCATCCAGGGCTTTCAGCTGCTCCTCCACCCAGTCCTTGATCTGTTTGTCCGCTGGCTCTGGTGAGAACGCCTGAACCTCCCAGTCCAGTCCGGTGACCGCCAGCTTTCTGGTCTGCAGTTGGGAAAACAGGTGGGTATCCTTCCCCTCCATCTCCTCAAGCAGCTCCATCTGGCGGAAGACATCGCCCTCATCCGCTTCCCGGAAGATGGCAGCCAGCTTTTTGGGGTTCAGCCGGTTAGAAGGATAAGTGCTGTACCGGTCATTCCGGTCATCCAGCGCCACCACGCCAATGACCGGGCGCCCTGGCCGTTCCGTTCCCGGAACATACTTTTTCTTGTTTTTTTTTGACATTTTTAATAAGCTCCATCATCAAATTTCAACGCCCGCCGCATAACAGACCTGTATTCTGCTTTCGCAGCCAATGCCCTAATCGTCATAGCTAAGGCCACCGCCATCTGTAAAGCATCTGGTCCATCATCATTGCGCCCCATTGGATACTCCAATATCTGCTTTTTCAATGTTTTATGCTTTACGTTGAATTTAATATATCCATTTCTGATATACGGTTGCAGGGACTCAATCCGGAGCATCTTATTCATGATGGATTGAATTTCTTCAATCGGAATATATTCTCCCAGCTCCACGGACATTTTTGCCATTACCTCTTTAAAGAAATACTGGAACTGCACCGTTTCTACACCAAATTTATAAAAACCTTTTCCGTAGTCTCGTTTCAAACGACGATTTGCTTCAAATATGTCTTTAATAATCTCATCCGGCTTTCTCTTTTCAATACTGGCCATCTCAATATATAGATAACCAACATGAAGATCCACGGCCAGATTGATAATTGCTGATGTATCTGATCGCTTATTTTTTCCCAAAGATGGATCATTTGCTCCAACAAAAACATAACGGGCATCTTTAAAATCCACTAATTCCGGTTCGTAATAATCCATCCACTCTTCCTGAAACGATGCACTGTCCGGATCAATCGGATCATTCTGCAACTCGGAGTTAAACGCTGCCTCGCCATCAGATACCCGGATGACCATCAGCTTGTAATAATCAAGCTTTTCCGGCCACAGGACTTCCGTTCCTTCCAGCATTTCCGTTTCATGCTTCTGGTAAAAGTCCAGGGCGTGCTGCTTATGCTCCGGATCAAACAGGTTTGTGTATATCTCCGTCCACTCATCCCACAGATCTTCCCGAACTGCGAAACTGATCACGGCCCGGTAGGTCCTGGATTCATATTCCGGATTCTTTAAAACATTGCTCAGCAGGGAATCATAATGCAGCACGGTACCGATATACATGATGTCAGTGTAGGTATCACCGGCTTTGGATACCGCCTTTTTAAACCAGCTATCCAGTTTCCGGCGCTGTTCCGGAGTGTTGACGTTCTCATCATTCTCCACATCATCCAAAACCAGGAGGTCCGGTCTCCATGCGCCATGCCTTCGACCTCGGACTTTCTTCCCAGAACCGATTGCTTCAATCTTCACTCCGCCCGCCGTCAGGATCACGTTGCTTTTCCATACGCGGCCCTGCTGGTTTCCAAAATCTAACCGGATTTCCCGGTTCTCTTCCAGTTCCGTCTTAATATCGGTTAAAAATCCCTCTGCCTGATCCGATGAGTCAGACAGGATGATGATATAGTGCTTGTACAGATAAAGCGCTGCGTGCAGGGAATCCTTAAAGGTAAAGTTCGTGGATTTCGCATGGCCTCGTGGGGCGGCCACAACGCTCCGGGAACCATCCAGCCGGGATATTTCCGCCGCGCTTGTTGTGGGGTTGCGCTTTTTCAGTACTCCATCGGTCCAGATCGCGTCCAGCTCTTCGTGGAAAGCCGGGGATGGCCGCACGAAGTAGTGTTTCAGATAAGCCCGGCCAAAATATCCCAGGTCAAAGGCCGCAAGCTGTTTTCTCAGTCCCTTCGGACCGGTCAGCTCCGCACCTGCATCAAACCGCCGCTTCAGTTCCTGCCGCTCTTTCCGGTGGTCATCCTTACGGAGCACATAGTCCCGGAACAGCTGTCGCTGATACTGGTCGTTGTTCTTTTCTTCCTGGTCTTCTCCTGATTCGCTGCTCAGGGCTGCCAGGTACTCATCCAAATCAATCATCTTTCAACATCATTTCCTTTGCTGTCGTTAAGATCTGCCGCATCTGCTCCGCCAGTGCCGGATCCGACTTGATCACCTTCATGATCTCGTCCTCCATTCCGGTAAAGGCCAGGTCAACCTTGTTTTTCATCTCCTGCCGTACCCGGTCCTTGTAAACCTTAGTGCGGGACAGGCTGGCAATGAGACGGCCAACCTTGTCTAACGGCAGCTCATCAAACTCATCTTCAGCGGTGGCCAGCCTGCTGATCAGACCGTCCATCATCAGCATCATACCGGCCTCGGTATAATCTGCATCCGGATTCTGTTTGACCACGTTCACCAGGGCCTGCGTCCTGGACTGCGCTTCCAGCAGCCTCTGAGCCGCCGTATTGCTCCGCATGGCATACCGGCCAACACTGCTTTTGCTAACCTTAAAGCCCATACTGACCAGCCACTCCGCGATGTTATAGTAGGTAGTTCCCGGATCTGTCAGCATTACATCCACCTGGGTCTTCACCTCAACCGGCAGCTCGTCAATCTTCGATGTGATCCGGGTCTTTGTCCGCTTCTTTGCCATTAAATATCCACTCCCGGGTCTTCAATCGTGCACTCTGCCAGATCCACGCCTTCCTTTGTCAGCCTTACCACGGCATCCTTTGCATAGGCGTTATATGCCGTCACCTTCTGATCGGTAAACTCGATATATCCGGCATCTGCCAAATAGTTCAGGTGTTTGGTGATATCC